AATAATTATTAAATTCATCGATATCTTCAAATAATGAACTATGCTTATCAGTTACAATAATCATACTTCTATTCTTATAACAATTACTAGATAATACATTTAAATAATAATCTGTTAAATCTTTGTTATAACGATCAGTATAGCGATCGGAAAACATTATCTTAGTTGGGCATATATATGCAAAGTCATAATCTATTAATTGCTTTGTTATGTTAATAAAATCTGATAATGTGCGCATGTTTACTAAATAAACATCTGGAGCATGATAATTTTTAGCTAATTTATAAGCTAAATATAAATCAGAATCTTTACCATATTCTTTTTCGACATCATACAATGTTTTAAATTTTTCAATTTTACATGTCTTATTAGTCGATTCAGAATTACCAATAATTAATAGACTAGTATGTTTGTCATCGGCAGTCATATTAACCTCCGATCAGTGCTTTAAAGTTTTTCATAAATGCTTCTGGATTTCTTTTATAATTAACTCCATTAGCTTGATAATAAACACAGTCCATTGTATTAGAATACCATTCTAATACATATCCTATATTAATTATCTTATCCTTAAAGACTATAATATCTCCAGCAAAAACTGGAAATTCGTTGCGAAGATATATATCATATCCTTGCATTAAAAATAATTTATTATCTGCACTATCTGTAGAATATATTGGCTGAATATGAGCACGGGCTTCTCTTATTAAAATTTTTTGACCAAAGCCTAAACAATTTTCACAGAGAGGATCGCCTTCTTTTGCCGTTATATCTTTACAAGTGCAATCTATATTTTTATATGGTTGTACCAGCCAAACTGGAGTTTCCATTAACTGAATTAAACCATTAATACGTTCATCAAGATTTTTCATTAAGTTTTCCTCAACGATCTTAAAGAACGAGATAAATCGTCAAACAATGTAGTAGGATAAGTATGAAGTTTTGATTTTTCCATATAGGAACGTTTGCCAGTTCTAGGTTCTGCACGTCCCATAGTTAAATAAGATGGATCGACAATTAATTTTTGGAAAATTTCCATTTCAGCTCTTATCATTTTGATTAAGTCAGCTAAAGATGGGGCACCACTACCACTAGAACTAGAAGAGCTAGATCCACCTGATTCTGTCGAACCAAAACTAATATTACCGATATGACCTGAGATCTTACCAGATGTCGAAGTCGTTACGGCATGTTTACTTACTAAACTTAACGTTGCTCTTAATTTACAAAATTGTTGTAAAAGATATGGCAAATCGGCTCTATTTTCGTAGCCTGGAATTTGGTCTAACAGAAACTGGGCAAACCGACTTGCTTCTTTTAAAGCATATAAAACTTCTGTATCAGTAGCATCAAATACATTGATTAGATAATTAACATCACCTAAAGTGTAGAAATTACTAATTTGTTCTGATGCTACCGTATAGACTTTATATTTTAATACTTTTTTCCCGTCGACAGATTCTAATTTTTTAATTCTGATTTCATATAAAGAATCTGGTTTGACTCCGCCAACAGGTCTTAATTCTAAACGATTACCAAATATCGTATATTCAAAGGGCTCTGCCATTAGAAGTCCTTTCTGATGATTTCGATATTTTGTAAAATACCTTCATCTTTAATTTCAGCATTAAATTCAAATACGAAAGCATCGTTGGTACCTTGTTGAGGTCGTTTTGTTACCTCTAGGGGGCTAATAATTACTGGTTTAATATCAAGACCGGCAGGTGTTTCATCAATAATAACACCAGGAGCCGCTCCATTATTTGCTCTAGTAATAATAGTGCCATCGGCTAACTTAATTGTTGTCGCAGTATTGCCTGTGCCGTCCTTCATTATTTTTTCAATAGTTTCAGGAGTTAATGTCGTATTTGCCGTTACATTATTACTAGCATTTAATTCTGGAGATAACCCAGTATTTGTTGCATTATTTATTTCATCAGCTGTCATAGAACCAGCTGGTTTTGTAGGATTAGTATCTAAATTAACTTTGTTATTGTGCATATTCCGTTTATAGTTATACGGAGCCCAAATAGATACTGGATTAATTTTATGAGGATCTTTTTCTGATTTTTCTAAACGATCAAGAACACGAGTATCGCCATCATAAGTAAATGTAGCAATATCAGACCATTTACCATACTCTTTGTCTTTTTCGACACGAATACGGATATAATATTGCTTAGCATTTTTTAATTTTGGGAAACTAATTCGTTGTTTATTTAATATTACTGTATCGATTTCACAAGGATCGAAAGTTTTGTTTTCTGAAATTTGCAATCGATATTCTAATACAGGTTTACGTCTTTTATCTCGTAATATTTCTTGCCATTCACAAATAAAAGATCCATCGACAAGTTCATGATTTGCTGGACTAATAATGCGGACATTAGAATATATTTTACTATTAAAATAAACATGACGGATCAAGCTTGATTGCAAGTGCTCGCCAATAATATCTTTAATAGTTTTATTAATATCGAGACGATATTCTTCGTTAGGTTCTACTTCATCAAGTACGGTTATAATTACGGTTTTTTTAGAAGTACGATATTTTAATCTATAAATCTTTTGAGATTCAGCATGAACCATAGCAATCGTATCGCTATTAATTGTGTCTGGATCGACATTTCCAGTAAAGAAAAGCTTAATTTGCTTTTCAATAGGATTTACAGCCATGTCGACCAAAGCAAATTCTTTAAACATAATCGTCCTTCTTATTTGTTAGTTTTTTTACGGCTACGAGTTTTTTTAGGTTTATCTTCAGCTGTGGTCTCTTCAGCCACTTCTTCTGTAGATTCTTCTTCTGGAGTCTCTTCAGCAACTGTTTCTACTTTTACCTCTTTAACTTCTTCAGATTTAACATCAATAGAATTTTCAGGTTTTGTTTCAACAGGTTCTTCAGCTTTTACTTCGCTTGTTTCTTTTTCTTCTTTTTGCAAGCCATCGTTTTTTTCCTTATTAATTTTTTCTAAATTTTCTTTAGCTTCAGCTAATGCTGCATCTAAATCAAAATCTAATTCTTTAGAACGAGCAACTGTTTTTTCTAAAACATCTTCAGGATGAATTAAGCCAGATGCCACCATATCATAATTAGAAGAAGGAATAAAACGTTTAGATACACTAGAATAACTTGCATTTTCTGCAGGAAGCATGCCGTTAACTAAAATTAAACGACCAACTTTTACAGATCGACGAATATTTTTAATATCCATATCGTCATAAATACGACCATAAGGTGCTTTACGAGTCAAACGAATACGAGTTAATTTATCGAAATAACCAATTTCGCCATGACCTAATTTTACAATAGCGATCGGTTCTTTTAATTTAGTCATTAAATACCTCTTATATAATAAAAAAAGGGGAGCCCGAAAGCTCCCCTGGTAACTCATTCAATAGCAGAACGAATCAGAATATTATTCTTGAATACGAATTGCAGTTGGACGAGGGAAGGAAGGCATAGCGGAAATATTTTTAGCCACTGCGATACCTTTACCATTATCCATGATACCAACGCCATAGCGTTCTTTTGCTTTAATGATGCGAACATCAGTTTCAGGATTAGTCCATTTTTCAATAGATAATTCTTCGCGTTGAACGATAGCGCCGATGTGATTACGATCGATAGCATACATATCGAAAGTTTTGTTTTGTTTGTCAAATTTAACACGTGGGCTCAAGATTACGTTAATTGGCATTGGCAAATTAAACGCAGCTTGAGATTCATTCAAGATGAATTTTTGAGGGCCCATGTTATTAGAAAGACCAGCAAAACCAGGAGTGCCTTGAGTAGTGCCGAATGGGTTAACATTCATAGCACCCATAGCACCGAATGTTAAACCTTGACCTACCATTGCATTACGAGCAAATACCAACCAGCAAAGTGGATGCATGATGATATCTGTAGGAGTTTTGTCATTAGCCATCAATGCTAAGCACATGGACATGAAGTCTTCTACGGAAAGAGTACCGTTAGGAAGAGAATCTTCGCCTAAACCAGTAGTCATAGCATCAGGATTTTGAGCGCCCAAAGCATTGTCGAACACTACGTGACCATGTTCAGAGAATTCACGAGCACACCATTCGTCTTTGTAACGAGCCATTGCACCGCCGATACGGGACAAGTTAGCTTCCATGATATCCCAGTAGGAATCCATAATAACTTCTTCAGACAACGTAACTTTAAGACCGATTTTTTTAGGACGGATTTCGATAGAGTTGTATTGAAGAGTATTGATTTCTACAGCTTCATCATTGTAAGCACCAGCCTCGGAAACTTCGTGTGCTTGCAATTCACCGATAATAGGAACAACTACTGTACCGCTTGTTTTATCGGACTGAATTTTTGTGAAGAATGGAGAAATAACAGATTGAGTATCTTCAGCTTCGATCATACGAGTTTCGATGATACGAGGAACCAAGTCAACAACATCAGTTGTCATAATTGTTTCTTTAATGCTGAAGGATTTGTTGCTAGGTTGTTTGTTCATACGAGCAACAACATCTTCAAGAATGTCATATTTTCTCAAAGATTCTTCAATTTTTTCATGAGACCAACCAGCTTCTTTACCAACTTTAGTAGTTTCAGCACGTTGTTCTTTAAGAGAATTAACAAATTCTTTCATTTCGATTTTCATTATATTTTAAAGCTCCTATTATTTTTGTAACAATACTTTTACAGAACCTACACAGCCTGCCCAATCCATGAATGTAGGCACGCCAGCAAGACCTTGACGGGAATAAGATACTTTTACTTCCGCTTCTTCTTTAGGAGCAGCTTTAATAATAGCATCAGCTTGTGCACGATCGATAACACGCAAACGGATCAAACCATTTGTTTCGCTGAAGTATACTACTTCAAATGCATTAGCAATAATAGCGCCTTTTACAACAGGTGTGTAAGCGGAGTTATTGATAGAAATTTGAACGGAACCTTGTTCAATGAAACGTTCAGGGATTTGATAGTTGAAATCAAGATATTCTTGAGTAGGAGCTGCTGGATGCATTACGCCGACTTTAACATCTTTAATAGCTGTAGAAGCAACGTTGCGACCATCAGTCAAACCAGGAATACCAACGAACTCATAACGAGCACCCATACGAGGATCATATACGTCCAATTTATTATTGGAAGCAGTCATATTCAAGTCATGGTTAGAGTACAAGGAATTGAATTCATAGTTTTCGATACCGCGGAAGTAAGCAGATTCGTCAACCAAATCTTCACCACGACGATATGTACGACCATAACCATCTTCTGCATATTGAGCCAAAGCTTCTTGATCTTCGATAGCCCATTTCATCCATTTAGTGGAACCTTCTGGAACCAAATTAGGATTTACTTCATGAACTTGACCGATAATTTGTTGACGTTCAAATTCAATTTCAGGAGCTTGCATAGCAGCTACTGCAGTTTCGTCAGATAACGGAGATTTAATGATACGACCATTTTCGTCAGATTTAACGAAATCGCCAGGCAAGAATGCGCCATAAGCAGAACCCCAAGGGTTTTGCTCTGCTTCGTCTTTAAATAAGAAGTGAGGCAATTCTACCATTACGTCAGTTTTAATAGCACCAGGAGTCATACCGTTCCAAGCATTTTCATCACGAGTATATTCGTTACGCATTAAAATACCGATAGGAACGTTACCATTACGATGGTCCATAAGTTTTTTACCAGCTTTAGTTAACAAGCCAGAAGTTTTATCTTTATCAAGACCAGCAGCTGTAGCAATAGCTTTAGCACCGCCATTGGCGAAAGGTTTGTAATGATCTGCAGTATAAGCAGCCGCATCGACTGGAGTCCAATCAACGTCAGCATTCATCATAGGTTTACCAGCAGCTTTACCAGAAACGATACCAGCAGTACCATAAACGTCAGCAGCTGTACGCAAACGTACAGGGGAACCACCGTTAGCAAGTGTTAATACGTTTAAGAATTTTTCTGGGTTTTCTTTGGCAGCTTTAACGTCAGGATCAACAGCTACGATACGACCTTTAGGAATTACTACTTGGTTGTACATTTCAGCATAGTTGTAACGGAAAGCTACAGGAAGACGAGAATCCAACCAGTAAGCAATGTTGGAAGTGTCATGGTTAGTTGTATTAAGGCGTACTTGAGTACGAGTTACACGACGGTCATCGTTGTTGAATTGTTTGAAGCCAAAGCCAGTGAATACTTTGCCATCAGCGCCGCCAGTGAAATAATTAGCACCTTTACCAGGATTGTAATTTGCCATTTAAAAGTTATCTCCTATTATTTATAGAAAGCATTGAATACGTCAGAAAGAGGTTTGAGCTCTGCAGCTTCTTTAATTTGAACTTCTGTAGATTGATTATTTTTAGCATTAGGATCTGTAACAACAGAAGTTGTCAAATCCAATGTTTTAATTTTATCTTCGAAAGATTCTTTCATAGAAGCGATTTCTGTTTTTACTTTTTCTTCACTTTCAGTTTTAAATGCATCGAAGCCATCTTTTACTTCTTGTACAGATTTAAGAGCTTCTTCTAGTTTTTCTTTACCTTCGATAAGGGAAGCAGTTTCTTTACGAGCTTCAGATTTATAAGCTAGTAAATCATCTGTAAGATTAGAAACTTTTGTAGCCAAAGTTTCATTTGCTTTAATTAATTCGGCAATTTGGCCTTTAAGTTCTTCGATCTCAGTTTTTTCTTCGCCTTTAATCTCTGGAATTGTTTCAACTTCAGGAGTTTTAGTTTCAGGAACTTCAACTTCTGCAGCAGTTTCTTTGCCTTCAACTTCAGTTTTAACTTCAGTTTCAGGTTCTTGAACTTTTAATTTTTCTTTTTCCATAGATTCGTTAGCACGAATATTCGTACCGGTTTCTCCTTGTTGCGGAATACTCAAATTATTAGGAGTATGATCTTGTTTTTCATACTCCCCATTGTCATATACTTTAATATTCTTTGCATATTTGTCGGAAGGAACTATAACATAAGACAATTCGATAGGACTCATCGAAATGAAATCCCAGCAGCATGTCTGGCCATCATATTTCTCTCCTCGGACATGTTCACACGTACCTTCGTTGAGATCTTGTCCACATATAGAACAACGAACGTCGTGTCCAGTCATACCAATGCTTACAGTCGATAATAATCCAGACTTGATATCTTTTTGTGCATCGTCGTCGAGAATTTCAGCAGTAATAAATAATGCTTTAGAACCAACGAGACGTTCACTATCACCAAGTCTTGCATCGATAGCACGACCAATAATTTGACCGTCCTGATCATTATGATGCATAATAATCGGAATATTATATGGATGTGTCCACTCAGATAAGGAAGCCTCTAAGCCTTGAAAAGAATAACGAGTATTATTTCTTGTTACAAATGGATAAGCATGTACAGCTTCAATTTCAACAATTAATTTTTCATCAGAATCTTCATGATCTGATTTCTTTACAGGCTTAATAACAGACTCTTTTATCGTGATGTTTTCACTTGTAGGAGAAAAACCAATATATTCACGGAAGTCCATTATTTATCCTTTCATGATTGGTTTTATGCCGCACGTACAGTACGGGCTATAAGCTGGAATATCTTCGATAGTAATTTTGTCGATATTAAAATGGGTCATGCGTCCATTTTGATGATCGCTGTCATTAAATTGAATATCGATTGCTTTTATACCGTCGTGTTTGCATTGTTGTACATATCCGTACCAATAAGCTTTACGAGAAATATAATCGCATAAAAAACGAAGGCGATATTCATTTGAATTTAAAACACTATCAATGTATATTTTATCTTTATTATTTTTGACCGCAGATTTAATATCTTGCATTATCTTAATTATTTTTTTGACGAATAATCGTCAATCACATCGATGTTCGGAGTGATCTTGTCTTTATTAGTTTTGTTGTTCGCTTGTGAATGGCTAACACCTTGTTTTGCAAAATCTAGTGCATATTCATGAAGAGCAGCTCTAAATTTTTCATCTTCAATGGCATCACCATCTGTGAGTATATTACTGAGGTCTTTGTAAAGTTTATCAACTTCAGAAAAGTTTTTAGAATAATCTTCTATATTTTGTTCGGTATTTAAAGATTCTTTAACTTTTATACTATGCTTATCTGTATTTTGATTAGAAGGATTTGCATCGTTAGAGAAGTAATCGTTCGGAGTCGAAGCACTTTTCTTGCCATTAAATTTTCGATTATCTAATCCATCATCATTTGATGAAGAATTAGTTTGAGGATTTAACGCCATCGTAGCTTTAGCGGTTTTAATAGCCGCATCAGCTTGAGCATCGACAAGATCGAGTTTACCTTTTTGCGTAATAGTAAATGCATACATATCTTCTTCAGATACTTCATTACTAAAGCCAAGTTCTCGACGAGCTTCTTCAAGAGTAATAACATTTCCTTGATATTTTTGAATTGTATTAGATTCGAGTTTAATCTTAGTATCAATTGATACTTCATTAAATGTAAACGATACATAATCGTCTTTATTTAATAATGGATTAAAACCACCTTCTAATAATAATTCGGTGAATAGATATTTTTCGATAAAATTAGTAATTACATTTTGAAATGCTCTTACTTCATCATGCATTAAAGCTTCTGTATTGTCAGCAGAAGACTGACCACCGCCACGTCCCATCGAAGATTTAGATGCATTTAATGCAGAGAATACTCGAAGTTCTAAATACTCTAAAAATTTTAAAAGCTGATTTGCTTGCATGTTAGGAGTAATTGCTTGAATTTCTGTACGCTCATTCGTAACGATAAAACCATCGTTTGGCATTTCTTGGAATGCATCGCGAGCATCGTTAATTTCTTTTTGAGTCGCGTATTGACCTTCGGCAGTATTACCAACTTTTATATGCAAAACAGGGATGGCAAATCGATATAAAATCGTCATTACCAGCCCTTCAGCTTTTCGGAGCATAGTAACATCTTCTAATGCCGAATAAATTCGGGATGTACCATAGTCCGCATTATTCATTTTGTCGATGTATAAATGAATTATATCGTTCGGAGAATATTCTTCCTGATTAATCACATATACATCGATAGCCCCGGCTTCGTTACGACGAATCGTTACAGATGCTGGATCGGCTAAAAACAATCCTGAAATAGCTCCACCGCTGAAAATCTTTTCAGCTTTAAGACCAAATTTTTCAGTATTATTATCTCTAGTTTTTATTATATACGAATTTGAGTAAGTATACAAGTCCCTAGCAATAGAAGTTATTAAAGTATAGAATGGAATTTTTGTTCTAAATTCAATAACTTTAAGTCTATCATTAATATAATTAGCAGCATCTTCATTTTTAGATTTTATTTGATACCCAGCTTTTGTTATAAGTTGAGAAAATTTTCTAACGGCTACTGCTAAATAAGAATCTGTTAAGACAGCATTCTTAATTTGAGCTAGATCATAAGATCGTGCACCGGGATTTTGAGCATTTGCATTTCGGTATTCGCCAAGAGTAACTGGCTTAGCCTTTAATGCAGATTGAAAATCACCGGACACTTTCTTATTAGGAGTATCTAGCTTTTTTGTCGTTACTTTTTCGAAAAAATTAGTTAAACCCATTTATTTTCCTTGTAATGAAATATAACCAGCATAATTAGTCCATCCCATTTGATGGTAATCGCTACCATGAACACCTTGATTTTGTGAAGACGAGTTGCCATAATAACCGCCTTGACCATCGGCAATTACGACATGGTTAAAGCCATTACTTCCATGATAAACTATTATGTCTCCTTTTGCCGGCGTTCCGCCAGATACATATTGTAGTCCAGCAGATTTTGCTCTTTCCATAAGCACATCGACATTTACTGTACCATTAGATAATTCGCCGGATAAGAATTTGGAGAAATATGAACCGAACTTCGTAACAAATTCGACACAACCGTTTTCTCCGTTATCCATTGTTTGACCAACTAAACCAGAGGCAATTGCTTTTGTGAAATCAGTATCGATAGCTCCAGTACCTCCACTTCCGTTAAGAACTTTATCTGTAAATGATCCAGCTTTTACATTACCATAATTTCCTGTACTTGACAAGCCATTAGCTCCGACTTTTCCAGTTTCAGGTGCTAAAGTATTTAAATAGAATATTGGATCTGGTTCAGGAGTTCTTTCAAATGGATTAATACCATTGTTAATAAGTACACCTTTTGCCATAGCATTTTCAGCAGTTAAATTAAAAACTTCTTTCGTTAATTCTGCAGAAGATACTAATAGTTTATTATACTGATAAACAGCATTTACATATTTCTGATCGTATAATCCACGATAATCTCTAAGCATATCATTTTCATATTGACTTAACATTGTTGGACAATAAGATAAAAAATCGTGGTTATAATATTCTTGTCGAGTTTGAGCAGCTGCTTCTATTGCTCTCATAAATTTAATAAGTTCATCAGCAGAATATAATTTTGCCATTAATTTAGCTTTTTCTCTTATTAATAAATCATTTCGAACGATAGTATCATGAGCAACTTTACATTTTTTACCAGAAGTTGTTTTAACTGCTAGAGCATCGAATAACAATAATAATATTGTAATATCTTCTGCTCCGCATAATTGTACAGCATTAAACATTTTAGAAAGATAATCCTGAAGATAATCTTTTAGTTTTTCTATCCAGTGTTTTTTTACACGAACTAAATTACGTTTTGTCCATCGATACACAAGACGATCTAAATTTTGAGATTTTTCTTGAGGAACATCGACAATCGGCACGTTAGGAAAATCTAAATCACTATCGTCTTTAGGTAATGGTTTAGGCGTAACTTTTGGTTCCGACGGATCGTAATCAGGTGTCGGAACCGGAATAAACTTTTCAGGATTTTCTGGTTCCGGAGGTAATGGTGTTTCTGGAGTAGGAGGATCGATACGAATAATTGTATCCGTCGTAATAGTTACAATCATCGTTTCGATAATAGGACGAATCGGTATTGGCATAAATGGTAAAAGATTATAGACCATTTTTAAATCTGCCAACAATTCATCAGTTTCAGATTTTTTTTCTTCTGGTTCTGGATAATAAGGAATAGGATCCGGAACCGAAGTAATTTTCTTTTCAAATTGACCAGCACTTTCGTAATGCCGTTTTGGCTCGATTGATGGTCTATATAATATCTTTTTATCTTCAGCCATTAAAATAATGTCCTTTTAAACATTCCGCCAATAGGTTTTCTAGAAGTTCTTCGACTAAAAGAATCGTTTATCGGAACTCTTTCCCATGCTTCGTCTTTGGACTCGTATTGCTTCTTTTCATTAGACCAAGGATTTTCTAAATCTCGTTTTTCATATAATGGTAATGAATTACCTTTATTAAAAGAATATACGGCCTCATAAGAAGCTTTCTTTACTAGCTTAGTAAGTTCTGGGAAGTGTTCGACAAATGCTAGATATGCTAAACCTAAGGCATCGACAAAGTGTTCGTTATCGCTATTATAAACGGGAACACCTGCTGCCGTTATTTTTTCGACGCGATAATCAATTAATTGTTTATAAATATGTGCATCCCAAGGACTAAGAATCAAATTACCACGTTCGATTAATATAGATAATTGATTAATCATAAATGGCTTCAAATGTTTCTTTTCTAATGTCCCGGTAACAGGATCTTGCACATCGATTTTTTCAGAGAACATCCAACCCTTGACTTTTTTATCAAGTCCGGTTTCAGGATGCTGTTTACCGTAAATCTTTAAAGATTCCATCTGATATTCCACATTGTTATCCTAGGAGTTTTTTATCTCCTAGTTCTTATAGTTTCCTATAAGGTCGGCATACTTTTTTACAGTATTAAAATACAACTGTATCGCGGCCTCTTGGCAAGATTATATTTTTTCACTTGCTATGCTCTGCCCCTGACTTAATTTCATTAAGCCTTCGGTTCGAGTTACCATATTATAAATAACTTAGGCTTCTCGCTTAATTCCGCGATGCTGCATATAAATATATGTATTTTTCTTTATATGCGGGCAAATATTTACCAGATCCCCTATCTATATAAATATAGCTCGGGTTATAAATAGCATTTAAATCTATAATTTTCTTTACGGCTTTATCAAATGTAAATTCTGAAGATTCAATTTCAGTTCTATTAATAACTCTAAATTTATTAAATGTTTGATCGTATTCTAATATAAGAATAGATGTTGGGGCCTGTGCTTTATCCCACGGATTAAATTAACATTGCATTCGCTAGATACAATACTTAATATTGCTATTAAGATTAGACTATATCATCAACCTAAAATAGGTTGCCTTCCGCTTCGGGCTGCTTAGCCCTACTCCCATTCGGGATAGTCGTTGAACGTTTCTTTAAAAAAATTAAAGATTTCGCTGCTGATTGTCCTTGTCAGGATGTCCCAGCAATTCAAAAGGTTTTCATTTATTAATTACTTAATAAAGGGACCGGGTTGATCCACGCCCATACACCTAAATACATTAGGATAAAAAGTTGTTCGTCCTTCTGGCAATATATGTATTTCTTTTACATTATTATCATCTAACATAGAACGAACAGGTTTATAATTTTCACGATCTACATAAGCATAATTATCTATCTTGGTTGCTTCTTCGACTTTATCTTTATCGAATACGCCAGCTTCTTCGACACCGAATTCTGCTAGAACTTCGTGATCATAAGCATTTTTATCGTATGTATTTCTAAATTCTTCTTCCATTGCATCCGACCACATAGGGTTATGTTGTGTCGGATGATAGTGCTCAGTGACAGCTTTGTTACGATTATGATCGCTACTCATAACCTTCTATATATTTCTATATAGCTCAGACTATATCATTATCCTTTTAAATAAAGGATACTTTCCGCTTCGAGCCGCTTAGCCCTACTCCTCACCACGAGGATAGTCGTTGAACGTTTCTTTAAAAAAATTAAAGATTTCGCTGCTGATTGTCCTTGCGGATTTTCCAGCAATTCAGAAAATTTTTATTTATTGATTACTCAATAATAGGGCTATTGTTAACCCCAGTTCCTTATTCATACAAATCTGATAGAATTTAGATCGTCGACCAGTTGGTGTAGAAGAACACGTCATACCTATCGTATCACGTTCCATACATAACGCATAAATAGTATCGAAGTCGCCTTCGCCGAGATAATCCATTTCCATATGTGTTCATATTGATTCGCTACATCAATACCGTTAATTTAATAACTGCTCAATATTACTATTGAGATCAGACTATATCATCTATGTTACCTACTTCCATCGTCAATCGCTTACGATGTACTCCCATAACGGGATAGTCGTTGAACGTATCTTATTAAAAAAATAAGATTTCGCTGCTGATTATCCATAAGGACGTTCCAGCAATTCAAGTAATTTATACTGGACCAAATGTTAATCCAGTGATATCCACGCTTTGTTACGAATTTAACCGTTTCCGTTAAATCCTTCTAGTATTTTCATACTAGGCCAGACTATATCTTCTTTAAATTAATTAAAGATAACCATTTCCGATTAAGGGAATCTCACCCGCCTACTTAGGCCGTACTCCTATTGCTAATTTTTAATGCGTGAGCCAAGGGATAGTCGTTGAACGTCTCTTTAAAAAAAAATAAAGATTTCGCTGCTGATTGTCCTTTCGGAGTTCCCAGCAATTAAGTTATATTCACAGAAAAAATAATTCTGTGGACAGTAGGTTTATCGGCACGCCAATTTGTTTTGATAATGTTTCTCACTTAGAATGATCTATGTTAATTCATAGCACTTCCATTACAGAACGTGAACAGACTATATGTTAATCCCACATGGCGGGACCAGGTATTTTTCCCTTTAATAATAAAAGGTACTCCGACGCAATCGGATAGTCGTTAGAGGTTATCCTATACGGATATTCCTACCGGAACAAACTCTTGTTAACGATAACTTAGGATTTAACCATATTATCATCTCGTTAATTTTTTCGGCTTTCGCAACATTCACGCTTATCGTTTCCAATTACGTTGTAGTTTAACGAGCTCTTAAAGTTCTTCCCCGGTTTAACTCCTGTTTAGCATATGCTCATTGCTGAACATACGGGGCTGGCAATGTTACCCCGAATTGATGCGGCACTCATACCAGATCCAGCACCAGACGTAAAACCTACGATCTTAGAACCATTAGAGAATTCTAATAAATGAGGGTTTGTCGTTGACCTAGTGACTTCTCGTTTAATAAGTGCAGAACTATCAATTTTTTGACGGATATTATCGAATATCATTCGAATTTGTGACTGATATGGTGTTACGAACATGTGTATAAAGTTTTTACGAGTAAATACATTATATAATGCTTCGACTACCATCGTTTCTGTTTTACCAGTATTATGTGAAATAATATCGTTAGCAATAAAATTACGATAGTGCGGTACCGAAACATCATATGTTTGTTCTTCACCAATATATTCTATCGATACTATTTTATCCCAATATATATCGCCATATAATATATCAGATATAGTTTCGAAACCTAATAAGTCGGCAAATTCTCGTGCTTCATTTTTATTTAAAGTTTTTGATTTTAAATATTCTTCGATAGTTAAATTATCGAATTTTACTTTTTTAAAGTCTTTATGCTCTAAATCTTTTACTGGAAGATATGATAAAAAAACTTTATTTAGTTTATCATTTACAGGTTGATATTTATATGAATGATACAACGCAAACATAGAATTATGAGATTTTTTCTTTAATTTTCTATGCGTTTTATTATTAACAAATCCTAAAGAATATTTATCTTCTTCTTGTCTGAATGTTGTTACAATACCATATCTCAATAAAAGATGAGCTAATTGTTTTACCAGTTTTTTGCTTTTAGAAATATAAAGCATATTAACTGGTCGTTTTTCTTTTTCATTAAAAGAATCCTGAATTAATTCAGAAACAAATATAGACAACGCTTCTTTATTTAAAGTAAAAATTTCTTTCGGAATTTCTTTAATATTAGACTTATCTTTATTTAATTTTCTAGCTAATAATTTTAATTCAGTTTCTTCTATACTATTATCACCAAAATAATTTAATTTTACAGGTATTGCTATATTTTCACCGACAGATAATTTAGAAAGTTCTGCCCAACCAAGTTCTGTTAAGAATGGATGATTATCTGTGGCTTCAATAGTTCGACCTGAAGATGTCATAAGTTTATATACTGGTTTAATACCATTATCATAAACTTTTGCATTCGGTGCAATTTCGACTTGGAAATTATCGTCAAGGGCAAGAACTTCAAATTCTTGTTGAGTATCATATAGTTCTTGTACCGTTTTAATTTCACCTGTCGAAGGTATCTGTATTTCAAGACGGCCAGTTACACAACGACGACCGCATCGAAACACTTTACGAAGACTTCGATCACGAAGCATTTCGGCTTGATACCATCGTGGTGTCCATGGAGCATATTTATCTAAATCAATATTATAGATTTGAACAAATGATTTTGCCCACATTACAGGATCGCGTTTAATAACTACTAATTTTCCGTCTTTAGATAATTTTGAATAATCTAACTGTATTAAATCTTCTAATGGCATTTCCATTAGTTCTTTAACAGAATAATCTTTTTCTTGTTTCATAATTATTTATGGAATGCTTTACCTTCTTGTCCCATCATAGTCGTTTGTAAACTATATTGGGATTGCTGAGCGATGGCCATTCCTGCCTGTCTCATAGTTGCATATTGTTGGGAATTAACTGGATTAGTCCATGCAAATGGTCTATATGATTGCTGTGCTTGTTGTCTGCCTTGTTGAGCAAGATCATTAGCGAGTCCGACAAGTGCTGGGCCTCCCCAGTACGCCATTTGAATAGCGGTACCGGCAACAAAACCGAAACCAAGATTTATTGCGGCATCAAAAGCTGCTTCGCCAAAAGCTTCACCTTTTGTTTTGCCTTCGTCTAGTGCATCATTATAGGCCATTGTTGAAAAAATACCAGTAGCAATAGCATTTCCTTTATTTTCCCAAGCAATTTTTCCAGCAGTCGTTCCTTTTATCATGGAACTGCCATACTTAATTGGATTCATAATTTATTATAAAGTCCCCGGTGTTAATGTATTATTACGCCTTAAGGCAAAATTAATATCGCCAGAAGCTCCCATATTATCAAATGCACTATTTGGCGTAGTCCCCATACTTGAAGAAGCTACAGGATTGACCGATGGATTCATTGTCCCGACAGATTGCATATGACTAGTAGACGTTTGATCAATGCCTGCTGTTAAAGTATTATCAACAGCACCAGCAACAAATAAACCTCCGGCTAACATTTTAGCTTGTCCAGTCATACCAAATCTTTCATGAATAACATGAGAATCTGGATTTTTTACCGTAACTAAATTTTGCCTAAAATCACTTAATGCACTTCGAGTACTATTAAATGGTCTATATTTATCAAAGCCAGCCGTTTCGTCAATTGTCGATGTAGATGCTTCATTTGCTTTTGCAACTTCTGCCTGATTCTTTTGAATTTGATTCTTTGCGACATTGTTTGTCATATTAGTCTGCATAGCAACATCAATTTCATTATTATTAACAGGTTTTACTGCGGCATTAGAAGCAGCTTTTTCGGCGCGTTTAATAGCTCTTTCTTCAGCGAAAGAACTTTTTGGTTTTTCTTTTAATTTTGCCGATATATCGTCTGAAGATTTTCGAGCAGCTTTTTTAGCATTTCTAATTGCGCTATTTATTCTAGACATAATTAAATACCAGGCACACCGATAATATTAAAATTACCGTTAGAATCTCGATATAATCCGCCACCAGACGCTACACGATATGCTGTAGAACCAACTGTCACAGCAGCTAAGCCAGTTCTTAATTTATCATATTGTGCATTATCGAAAAAATCATCTAATTCTTTTTGCATTGCTTTAGCTGATTCTGCATTAGAAAAAGCTTCGCTCATATTTTTTTCGCCAAATTGTTTTATAAATTCTTCACGACTATTTCCGTTTAATGCAGAATATCGCAATGAATTTCCTAAACCCATTCCATATGCATAACCTTCGGTAGCTCTATTAATAGTTCCCATTGGATTAATAGTTTCAGCAATTTTCCCTTGAGGATTTAAAAGTTTTACAAATCCTTCTTGTGCTAAACTCGAACTTTTAATAGCACCATTCGGCATTTCTGGATTTGCTTTTAAACCATTAATAGCTGTATTCCTTATTGCCTGAAATGATTCGAAAATTTCTTTAACTGTTGCTGCCATTATTGCATCCTCGATTCTTTCTCCGCTTCGATCTGATCTTGAGTAATAAAGAAGTCAGGATCGTTAAGCGATGCAAGTAGCGATGCATCATGATCAATATCGTCAATATTGTTACGAATTTTATCTTTTCGAGTCGCAGCTAATAAGCTAAATACTTCGTCACGTTTTTTGGACAAAGTTGTATATAATTCAATACCTTTTGAAATCATAGGTTGAGTTATTTCTTGTCCTGTTTCTGTAACATTAGTAACGACATCGATTACCGGTTCATAATCACGATTATTGATATATTGCATCGATCTAGAAATAAGTAGGTCGAGCGTAATTAATTCATGAACTAAAACATTGTCTGTATAAGACGCAGACTCTAAATTAAATTCTTGTTGATATTGTGCAAATTTAGACGCAATTAAAGTTGTTTCACAAATACAAGGTTCGCCTACTTTTACAATTCCTGCTTTATGCAACGGATCGTTTTTATAAATACAATTTTCGCCTTTACATATAATTGGCATGCGTGCATATATTGCATGGTCTGTTGCTAACATATGCATAGCTTTATTGTATATCATTTTTCCTTCTTCGGTATAACCCCAAGAATTATAACGATCAACATATTGATCTAGCAGTTTTGTGAGTTCGGCTTCTTTTTTTGATAATTCTTTTTCAGACATGTAAGCCTCCTTCAACCTTATATATTACAAAGGTTTACGTGCTCTATTAAGTCTTTCGAGAATTTCTTCTTCTGTAATTTCATTTTCTTTGTGCCCTTCTTCTACTGTAGAAAGAGGCTTAGATTTGTCTGGCTCAGGGAATCCTTTAGATTTTACATCTAAATAAATAGCTAATTTATCTGATAAAAATAAATCGACATTTCGTTCTGGATCTTTAGAGGTCTCATAAAAATAAATAAGCCCAGTCGTATTAATTGCTTCGAAAGTCGCTTTAAAGAATTCATAAATATTTTCTTGTACTTCGTTATCAAAAGATAAATCTGCTTCTTCCCAATAAGGAATCCCATCTTTCTCATAATAAGAAGTAATAATAATTTCATGAGTATCTTTAATATCGTCGTCATCATTTGCAATTTCATCACGATTATTAAGAGTCAATACTTCTTCATCTTCAAATATATTATTAGCACCAAACTTAGGAATATTGTATAAATTATATTGACCATACGCATCTTTAACAGAATCTAAATAAGGGCCCATTTCGCTATCGAAATTAAATTCTTCATTAAAGAATGGTTCGCTTAATTTGAATTCATGAAGACGATTCATAAAGTATAAAATAATATTTAATTTATACATATTAAGATCTTGATAGTCTTCGACACAACGTTTACATACTTTTTTTAAATTAGTAATCATTTTTCACCTAATACAAAAGACAGTATATTAAATACTGTCTTTAAAATAAATTATTTACCTGTACTACCAATGCCGCCAATTCTTTCACCATCGGCATCGTCATCATCTGTAATTAAAAATTTGTGGAATACGCCTTGAGCAACGCATTCTCCCTTTTTAATAGTCACAACATCATCATTATGAGATAAAAGTCCTAAAGAGATTTCACCTTCATTTGTTTCGTTGTTATAAAAATCGCTATCGATTACAGCAACGCTATTAATCATACGAACACCACGTTTAAAAGCTGCAGAAGAACGAATATGTAAATATAATACTTCGTTATCTTCCATACAAGCTTTCACACCTGTAGGTAATACATACAATTTATTAGGATATAATTTAACATCTTCGATCGCAAAAAAATCATAACCTGCAGATTTTTTAGTTTTTCTCTTCGGAAGCTTTACTTCCATATCCTTACAACGTGAAACAACTTCAAACTTTCTCATATTATGCTCCCATTAAATCATTTAAATCTTTATTCAGTTCTCCGACGATACTAGCAAGTTTTAAACAAGCATATTCTTTAGAGATAATATTGTTTTTTGCTAATAAAGCATATGATTTATACTGATCATATGTTAAATCAGAACAAAATTGATCGACAATTTCTGATTCAGTTTTAGATAAATCTAAGATAGAATATACTAAATTATCGCCAGGGTCTTCACAAAAATTAATGATTTCGTTTGGAGAATAAACTACATATTTCTTCATTTACTAATCCTCGAAATAGAATACAAAAAATAATAACTATATATGTATCATTATAACAGAA